CGTCTAAACAACGGCGCGAGGGTTCAAATCCCTCCTACTCCGCCAAGAAAATCCCTCGTAGTTTCGTGAAAACTGCGGGGGGTTTTCCATTTGTACAGAATGACCCCGCGCGAAAGAAAACGGATAAAATAGAAGAACTTCCAAACTACTACCATATTTTACTACCAAACCATTATAACTACCAATGCGGGAAAATGCAACACTTTCCGACACATGGCAGCACACGCAAACAAAAACAGCCCCGAGGGCCAGACGGCTCCCGGGGCTGTTGCTATGCTATGGACTTACAGCTGTGTGCTCAGTGCACGCTGTTTTTCTTCTGCTCGTAGACCTCATCGGCAGCGAGGGCGGCCTGGGTGAAGCTGTTGTTCTGCCACCAGGCCACCAGCGCGGCCACGGTGGTGATGCCAGCGGTCACCAGCTGCTCCACGGTGGCGCTCTCGATGGGCAGCACGGGCTTGCCGCAGGCGGACAGAATCTGGTTGGTCAGGGCCAGCAGCAGGACAGCAGTGCGGGTGATGGTACCGGCGGAGATGGTGGGTGCGTTGTAGGTGTGTGCGTTCATAGTCAGTTCCTTTCTCTTTCGTGTTCGTCTGCTTCTAAATCAGCGATGCGGTGGTTGGCCACCTTCATCTGCTCTTCCAAAATGGGGACGCGGCGGGCAAAATTGTTGTGCTCCCGCACCTCGCGGGTCAGCTCTTCCAGCTTGGTGTCGGTCACGGCCTGACTGCGGCTGTTGGCGATCAGCACCCCAATCAGGGTCACGGCACCGGCAAGGATAGCTGAGATGATGCTTTCCATTGGTATCACCCCCTTACTGCGTCCATCTGCTTTTGTTGGGCCGGGTGTCCACATGCACCCAGCCCTTGGTGCGGCCTGCCTTGACCGGGTAGCGGCCAACGCCGCCCCAGCCGGGCAGCAGGCTTTCGGCGTAGGCGGCCACGTCCTCGACGGACACGCCCGCCACCTGGATGTCCGCTGCCCGGCCCAGCAGGTGCTGGCTGCTCTTGGAGCCGCCAACGGCGGTGTTATGTGCCGCGGTACGGTATCCGCTGGTAATGGTCACGGCTTTGCCGAAGTGCTCACGGATGCACTGCAGCAGCACCACAAGTGCCTCGTCAATGAGGATCGTGTCAGAGCCATCACGGCACCGAAACTCCCGGACACGGAAGCCCGGTGCCAGCTGCTTGGCGCCATCCTTTGCAAGGGAATACTGTTTAGTTGCCATTGTCTTTGTCCTCCTGCCCATCATGGGCATCCAGCCCCACGGCCTCACAGGTCAACTCAATATCTTCCAGCTCTTCCTCGCACGCAACGCCGCCCAGCTGGTGGAGTTGCGTGTTTTGTCGGTGGACGATATCAAGCAGCCTGTGCAGCGTGGAGGTCAGCAGGTCGATCAACTCAAGTTCCAGCATACTGCTCACCGGTGATCTCGGTATATTCGGCCTCAGTCAGGCGCTGGGGCTTGCGCTGCACCAAAATTTTGAGCATGGCCTTAGACCACCGGCCTGCCTCGTACTCTTTCTTTGCCTTGTCAAAGGCTGCACTGTGATTCTCACCCATTGCTCATGCCCTCCTCGGTGTTGGTGGCCTCGTCCTCGGTCGGGACATCGGCCAGAATGCACAGAAAATCCACCATAGACGCAATCTGTGCCAGATCTGCGTCCCGGTTTTCGTCCTCAGTCGCGGCCTGAATGCTGCCGGGCTTGTGAAGAATTTTCATGTTATCCACTCCAAAAGAGATTTAACGTATTTATCCATGCGCTGCAGCAGCTGCTTGGAGTTGCCTTTTGCGGCATGGGCTTTCCATGATTTATACTGTTCGCGCAGAGCGGTGACGGGCTTTTCGCCCGCCTTGATAAGCTGGGCCAGCCTGTACAGGCGTTTCCGCTCTGCCTTAACGTTTTGCGGGTCAACGGTCATTATGACCTTGCCCTCCGGTGTCAGGCGGTAGATAAAGCCGAGAAAACGGAAACCATCCCGCAGCCGGACTATTTTAGTCTTGGTCGGGTGTAGTTCCATTCCCTCGGTAGCATACCGGGCCCGGATGGCCTCCCGCCACTCCACCAGCTGCTCCCTGCTATGGTGACAGATCCAACTATCATCCATAAAGCGGACATACTTGTCCGCACGCAGGCGCTCTTTGATGTAGTGATCTATGGGGTCAGGCACCGAGATCCCGGCCAACTGCACCATCTGGCTGCCCGGACTATAACCGGCCTCGCCGGTGTATTGGCGATCCAGCACGTCACGCACACGGGCATACACGTTGTATGGCAGTTTGCGCTCAAAGCGCTGGTTTGCCACCTCGTGCGGCATCGTATCGTAATAGTGCCGGATATCTACCAGCAGACACCAGCCGTCTGGGCCGTGCTGCCGGTATTCGCGTTCTATCATCAGCTTGACCTGCTGTCGGGCCCAGTCAGTGCCCTTGCCTGTCTGACAGGCCGCATTGTGCCGGATAAAGCCCTTTGACATGGCCGGATAGACGGCATTGTCATTGAGTGAGCGCTGATATACCCTATCCCGGAAACTGGTAGCCACCGCCACGCGGGGCTTTGGATAGGTGATTTTGACTTTTGATGTTGGCCGTGCCCTGTATGTGCCTGTGACAAGTTCCTGATGGAGTCTCAGGATCTCGTCCATGCCAAACAGGCAATATCTGCCCACGGCAGCCTTGCGGCGCACGCCTTTGGAGCATTTGCCCATTGAGGTATACAGGGCATCAAAGCCGATTATTTCCTCTTCTTGCACTGTTTTTCAGTTCTCCTCGCAAGGAGCAGCCGGGTGATAGCGGTCAACACCCCGCAGGGTGGCCACGTCCGGCGGCTATTGTTCGCCTGCCAGAGGGCAGGCATGGCACTCGGCTCCTTGCACGGCAGTTTTCGCCCGGCCCATGCTATGCAGAGGCTTTTGTGGGTTTGCTGCCGTCCAATCCGGGGCGCTGCGATTCGCGTTGATGCCGTTCCAGTTGTTCACATTGCCGGAACTGTTGACGTTGAAGGCGTTGTTGCCGTTGCCACGATTCGCAGAGCGCAGCCGCACATTGCGGCCCAATAGCCTACAGCCATTTTTTATGTCAGAGCGATTTATACCGCTTTGCATCATTCTCGTGCCAGTCCCGGCAGCGCTGCCGGATATCTCGCACAGTACCGCCCCAGAAAACGCACCGCTTGCCGGAGAGATGGAAACTGACTTTTGCCATGTCCATCTCAGCCAGCAGGCGGGTACACAGACGGACGGCCTGCTTCTGGAGGTCAAGCCGGGCCTTTCTGGTTTCCGGCCCGTCCACCCGGATGCTGTTGGCCTCAAAGATATCAAAATATATCTGATCGGCAGTCGCACGCAGCTGGCCGGGGAGGTGCGCGTCAATCTCCGGGTCAAAGATCTTTGCGTTTTTGGTGATCTGTCTGGTGTACAGTGCCAGATCCCGTGCATCAAGCGGCAAAGTAAATTTGTTGTCCGGGATCTCGTCTTTGCGCATTGCCATGTAAAGCCCTCACTTTCTCACCGGGCAAGGAATTGCCCGGTGATTATGCCAATTTGGTGATTTTGCAAGCCGGGGCGCTGCGAAGCGCGTAGATGCCGCTCCAGCTGCTCACATAGCCGGAACTGTAGACGTAGAAGGCGTAGCTGCCGCCGCCACGAATCGCAGAGCGCAGCCGCACATGGCGGCCCACAGTACGCTGTGCCAGATCGCGGGTAATGCGCAGGGGATAAGTCTGCCACAGGGCCTGCGGGGTCTTTGCGCCGGTGCGCTCTTTCCAGTAGGGCCAATAGCTGCCCTCACCGGACACCTGCGGACTGCAATAGATCTCCTGCAGGGAGGGCAGGAAAATCTTGTCATAGGTCACAACGGCGCTGCCGTCATCGGTAACGCCGTTGCCGTAGGTCACGACTTTCACGCGGGACAAAGCGCTTTTGAAGTCATCAGAGAAGCCGGACAGGAAGCCGGGCAGGGTGTCGGCCTGATCGGGTTTCATGTCCCACTTATCCTGCGGCTGCCACCATGCGCCTGCCGCTGCGTCACTGTTCAGGTACTGCCGGTACGCGGATTTCCACCACCGGTTATCGCCATAGCCAACAGGATGCAGGCCGTTCAGATCGCCGTTTTCCTTGGCAAGGAAGGTGCCGAGATTGGTGCCAGCGCTGCCAGCGGTCACGCTGCAGGTTTCCAGCAGCTCAGATTTCTGCTGATCCTTGTAGACATAGACCTTCCAGTTGGCAGGCACAACGTCCGGCGCATTATAGAAGCCGGTCAGGCGGGCACCCGCCGGGGCCGCCTTGGTCAGGGTGAACTGATAGACCGCATCGGTCTTGACATTATTGCCCCAGTTCAGGCCCATCTTGACGTTGTAGGTGCCCGCCACAAGGCCGCCGTCAGGCACCACATAGAATGCCTGATAAGCAGAAAACTGCAGGTCATACAAGGTTGCATAGTGCATCTGCAACACCATTGCCGGGACCGTGGCGCCGCTCTCGCCCTCTGCGGTATCGTCCGGCTGCACCACATCCCACGGGCAGTCGTAGGCTTTGCCGTCCTTGCCCGTGTAGGTGTTCACCAGCTGGGTGCCGGTGGGGAAGGTAATCGGGGCGCTGCCAGCGTCCACAACGGCCTTGATGGCGTTATAATCCATCTCCTCAAAAATGCCGGTCTGTGCCTTTGCCAGCACGCCCAGCGAGGCAGACACGCCCAGCATGGTGGCATTGAGCAGATCCAGCTTTGCACCGTTGGCTTTCGCGGTTTCGTCCAGATAGATCGGATCGGTTACCATAGATTCAGCCATGAGATTTACTCCTTTCAGGTTTTAGCGTATTTCATGCAGACTTTGCCGTTTACCACGACAAAGCCGCAGGATTCGAGTGCAGCCACGCGGGCAAGGGTGTTGGTGTAGTCCTCCGGGATGGTGGCCAGCACCTCCTCGCCCTTCTTCTCCACGGCAGCGGTGGCCGTGGTCTGTGCTTTGGCCACAGCACCGGTGGCGGTGCTCTGGGCAGTCTGGACAGCCTTTGTGGCAGTGGTCTGGGTGTCGGTCACGGCCTTGACCGCGCCGTTCTGGGCCTGCTGCACGGCATCCAGAGCGTCCTGCTTGCTGGTGCCAATGGCATCCAGCGCGTCAGCCTTTGCAGATTCTGCCGCTTTCTGGGCGCTCTCTGCCCGGCCTGCGGCTGTCTCAGCTTTGGACGCGGCCTTGGCGCTCCGATTGGTAGCACCGGCAGCAGCTTGGGCGGCCTGCTGGGCCTTGTTCGTCTCGTCCTTGACAGTGCCCACCAGAGCTTCCCACGCAGGGGTGCCCGGCTCCGGCTCTGTGCCGTCCTCTGTGCCGCTGTTGGCGCTGACACGATACCGCAGATCTGCACTTGTCACGGTGCGGGTGCCGTCGCTGCCCTCGAAGGTCACGCACCCATTGCCGGGCTGTGCGGTCACGCTGGCGGGCACGGCCACATAGCCGTCCACCACCAGCGTGGACGCCGGTGCCCCGCCGCCCGGCAGGTGCCAGAATGCGCGGATGATCAGGCCCTGCCACTCGCCGGATGCGGTGACGTTGAGTTGGTACACGCCCCGGTTCTTGGTGTAGCCCAGCGCCAGCGCCGAGGCGTGCCCCGGCAGGCATACGCTGCCGCCGGATGTCAGCGTGATGGGGAACTCGATCATAAAGCAACACCTCCTTGGTGCGTCCTTTTCCGGCCCGGTCAGGCGCTGGTCTTTTCAGTCAGCAGCTCGGTCAGCTCGGCATATTGCTCATCAGTCAGCTTGTTGGCGGCATAGAAGATATCCAGCTTTTTTGCCATACCGGCGGTCTTGCCACGCTCGATCATACGCTTGCAGGTGTTATAAAGTGCCATAGTATTTCTTCCTTTCTGGTCATGCGGTTTCAGTTGTTTCATCATCGGTCACGCCCAGCTCCAAAAGAGTCAGGCGGTAGTCCTGGTCAAGGTTCAGTGCGTCGGCATCGTCCTGCGCGGCCTGGGTCTCGGTCAGCAGTTCGGCAATGGTTGGGTAGTGGTAGCCGGTGACCCAAAAAGTGATACTCGCATTTGTTGACTTTTCAAACTGAAAGTGCAGAGTACCCTTCGGCTGGAACGTAGTTGTGGAGTAAGTAGCGACGCCTCCAGCGTCAAGGCTGTGATAAGTTGACCCGCCGCGTGCAATATCGACTTCGGTACCATCGCCGCGTTCCGATTTAGATTTGATATGCACATAATCCACGCCATCGGGAATCTGGATGTCGTAAGACCGAATCATATTGTGGTTCGAGGCAGCGGCAGTCACCGTAGTGTTCCACGCCAGCCGGGGCTCCGACTTTACCGCCACGGCGGCAGCGATCTTGTCGTTGAGGGTCTTGCCGCTCAGGGTGCCGTCCTCGTCCACGTCCAGATAGTCGCCCACCTTGACGCCGCCCAGCTGGTCCGCCGTAGCGGGCGGCAGGGTGTACGGCGTGCCGAATTTCGCGTCCGCCTCTGCCTTGGTATAAAAGTTCCCGCTCTCCACCGCCGCGATGGCGGCGTCCAGGGCGTCGAGTTTGGTGTGCAGCTCGGTGGACAACTGGGTCATTATGGCCAGCGCCTGCGCCTGCAGCTGCGCCGTGGGGATGCCGGTCACGCTGTCCCGCATGACGCCGCACACGTCTTCGTCCGCGCGGGTGTCGGTGATGTCGGCGGCGGTGATCACCGAGGAGCCTGCGGGCACGCTCACCGTGCACAGGCCCAGCTCGTACTGGTTGTGATTCTGCAGGATGGTGGGCGGCTCCGGGGCGGCGGCAGGGGTGCCGGGTTTGAGCTTGACGGCGGTCAGGTTGGCTGCGGTGTCGAACTGCAGCACCACCCGGTCGATGCGGGGCAGGGTGCTGTCGGCGTCCGGGACGATCAGGTTGACCGCCTCCCGGCTGCAGGCCGAGACGCCCTTGAAGTCGTCGTAGTTGATCCACGCAAGGCCGGGGGCTACGGTGATCTGCCGCGCGCCGGTGACGCTGACCGCGTAGTTGGAATCTTTGGCGTAGACGCCGGAGGTGCGGGTGCACAGGTAAGTGCTCACGTCCTCCGCGTCGTAGGTGACGCCGTTCAGTGGATAAGTGATGATGCTCATGGTTTCCTCCTGAGGATCGGTGTGCCGATCTCGGTGGTGACCGTGTTCTCGCCCTTCTGGGAACTCAGGGTCACACTTGTAATGCGGGCCGCTGCCTGGATGTCGGTGCCGGGGAGGCTGGCGGCCACCACCTTGCCCACCGTGACCGTTCCGGTCGGGGTAAAGCGGAAGTTCTCAATGCGGGTGTGCTTGGCCAGTTCCTGCTCACCCAGCGCCCGCAGCGCGGCCAGATAGTCCTCCTGGCTCTGGCCGTCCTTCTTCTTTTTAGAGGTGGCGTCCAGATACAGTTCCCGCCGGGCAGAGCCGGTGTTGCCGGTGGCACCCACGGTGACGGTGCCGTCCGCGCCCGCCACGGTCACGATGTTCTTGTAGTCGGTGATGCTCTCAGTGTAGGTCAGGCCGGTCAGGTTGCCGTACTGCGGGGCGTACCGGGCGTTGGGATCCAGCTTTGGGCGGTACAGCTCAAACAGCAGCTTTTTGGCCTGCTGGTCGAACCGCACCCGGAACCCGATGTCCAGTTTCTGGCACACCTGCTCGGCGATGCTGAGCAGGCTGCCGGGCTTTACCTCGCCGGTGTAGGTGTCGGCAAGATCTGCAAGCACGCCCAGCTCCAGCCCCGGCCATGCAGCCGCACCGGACACAAGGCTGCGCAGGGTGCTTTCCACCGCAAAGCCGCTCAGGGTCTGAGTGCTGATGCGCTCGTCCAGGATGCAGGCGGCGTCTTTGGCCGAGATCACGAGCTTGTGTTCGGAGCGGTCGGTCTGCGCCGAGCAGATGCGCATGATGCGGTCGGAGCCGGTGAGCCAGAGGTACCGGTCCGGGCGGCACAGCGCCTGCAGGGCGGTGGAGGCGTGCAGCTCCAGCTGTGCACCCTGCACCCCGCTGTACACGTTGTAGCGCTCCGGCCAGACCAGCGATACCCAGCTTTCCAGCCGGCCCAGCAGGTTCAGCTGGCCGTCGTAGACGCAGATGCTCTTGTGGCCGCCTGCGGTCAGGGTACTTGTCCGTTCAGCCATTGCCGCCCACCTCCAGGACCACGGTGGAGAACGCCGTGCTGCAGGTCAGGGTCAGGAACAGCCATTCCGTGCCGGAATCCGCTGTGCGCTGCCATGCCTGCGTCCCGTGGCGCAAAGTCCACAGGGTGCTGCTCCCGTCCAGCGTGGACATGATGTTGTAGCCGGTGCCGTCGATGATCTGTTCCAGTTTCAGCTGGCCGCTCTCGCGGTACAGCCGGAGCTTGTCGCCGTCCTGCAGGGTGGTGACAAAGCGCAGGAACTCGCCGGTCTCCGGGTCCTTGACGCCGGGGTTTACCACCGGGCCGCGGGCCTCCAACGTCAGCTGCCAGTCCTGGGTGGCCAGCCCGGTGTTGGCGATACGCAAATAGTTGGCCTGTTCCCGCACGCCGTAGCTGTGCACGTCGTAGCACACCGGCAGCCGGAAGGTGGGTGTTACGCTCAAGGTCGAGACGGTGAGCTCCTTCACTCTGTGCCAGTAAGGGTCCGGGCAGTAGAGCTGGAAACTGAACGTGGGCCACAGGCCGGACACGCTGATGTCCGGGGTGCGCTGCACCTCGGCGTCGCACCAATAAGCCCCGGCAATGGTCAGCCGGCCGGTGACGTAGGGGGCAAACACATCCCGCAATTGTCGCTTGCAGTAGTCCTGATTGCGCAGGATGCGCCCGGTGACCGTGCGGGTCACGCCGGAAATGCTCCGGCTCTCCACGGCGGCACCCACTTGCTGGTAACCCTGGCTGGTCTCCAGATCCACGGGCAGGTCACCCAGCGGGGTGATGCTCCACAACACGCCCGCCTTGTAGCCAAAGGAAAAGGTCAGGCCGTTGCTGGCCTTGAAGATCGCGTCAAACACCCTGCAGCACCGCCCTTTCCTGCTCGTACTGCGCCTCGCGCATCAGGTCGGCAGCCGTCTGCGCCTTGCTGTAAATATACTGATTGACCTCGATGTTGGGCCGCTGGGTGCGCTGCGGCAGCGGGGCGCGCTTCTCGTAATCCCACAGGGAGCCGGATGCCGTGGAGGTCGTGCTGCTGCCGGAAGTGCCGCCGGAGATGCCGGGCGTGGTCTTGCGCTTGAACGCGCCGCCGACGCCGGCCACGATGGCCGCAATGGCGGCGGTCAGGGCCACGCCTGCCGCGATCATGAGCAGCGCCTGCGGGGCACCGAATCCGGTTGGGAACAGTGCCGCCGCGACGGCTTCCAGCATGCCCACAAAGGCGCTGCCGATGGAGCCGATCAGGGTGCCCATGGAGGCCAAAATCTCCGGGAAGCTGGAGATCAGTCCGCCCTTCAGGCCGGTGCTGATGGCAGCGGCAGCCGCAGTGAGCGGACCTTTCAGACCCTGAAAGATGCCGGTGAGGGTGGAGCCAAGGCCCTGCGCCTGCGTGATCACGTCCGCAAAACCGCTGGTCAGGCCCTTGGCAAGGTCGCCGCCCATATCCCACAGGCCGTTGGAGACGGCACTGACGCCCTTGCCCAGCAAGCCGTTGACCTGCTGGATCAGGTTCTTGCCGAAGTCGTCAATGAGCTGCTTTGCCTGCGGGGCAAGGCCGTTGTACAGGGTGGACAGCACCCATTCGCCGACAGACTGCCAGTCCTGCTTCTTCACAGCGTTCACCAGCGTGCTGAAGGTGCCCACCACGCCCTTGTCGGCCTCGTCCTGCCAGCCCTTGACAAGGCCGTCGAAGCTATTGGCAGAGGCTTCCTTGATCTCCTCGGTGATCTGCGGAACGCCGTCGGCGGCAATGGTCTTGACCCGCTGCACTGTGACAAGCGCTCCGTCCACGATGTCGTTGTAGGTCTCGGTGATGACCTGCTTCTGGGTCGTGGTTTTGTCGGTCAAGGTCTCGGTGATGGTCTTGGTGCTGGTGGCAATGCCGTTGACGACGGAATCCGTTGTAGACGTAACGGTCTTGGCTACAGTGGCGGCAATTTCCTCGTAGACCTTCTGGGTCTGGGCCGTGGTCTTGCCGTGGTCGGTGACATACTTGGTGACAGTCTTGTAGTTTTTCACTACGCCGTTCACCATCTCCTTGCCGGATTCGGTCACGGTGCGGGTCAGCCGGTCATACTCCTCGCTGCCCTTGCGCAGGTGCTCGGTGAGCTCGGTGGTCTGGATGGTCACCTTGCCCAGGGCGTTGGTGGTGTCGGTGTGGCCTGCGTCCTGCAGGGACCACAGCAGGGTCTCGGCGGCCTGTGCGGCGGCCTTGGTCTTTTTGGCCGCCTTGGTGGCGGCGTCCCCGGACTTGGTATAGGCCGGGACGACCACCTCCGCCATGGACTGGGCGCTGTCGGCCACGTCGGCGTTGGCGTCCGCCCAGACGGAGGACCAGTCGTTCCCGCTGGCGGTTTTAGCAATGGTGGCACCGGCGGTGGCTGCGATGGCTCCTGCACCAACCGCACCGCCTTTGCCGGTGAGGCCGTTGATAAAGCTCTGGATAAGGTTCTTGCCCCACTGCACCGCCTGCGAGGGCAGGCTCTTGATCCAGGCAAGCGCACTGGAAAAGCCGCCCTTGAAGGCGTTCAGCAGGCTGGAGCCCATGCTCTTGACGCCGTTTGCCACACCAGTGAGGATGTTTTTGCCGATGTTCAGCCAGTTGATGGCCGAGATCACCGACAACACGGCCTGCAGGATCTTCTTCCAGTTGGCCAGCAGATCCGGCACCGCCTTGACGATGCCCACGACCAGCTGCACGATGATGGAAACACCTTCAGCCAGGATCTTGGGCATGTTGTCGTTGATGATGCCGCAGATGTTGATGATGATATCCGGCACATAGGCGATCAGGTCCGGCAGACCGGCGATCAGACCGTTGAGCAGCTGGGTGATAAGGTTCAGACCGGCGTCCACAAAGCTGGCCGCGTTGTCCCGCAGCTGGTCCGTAAAGGCCAGCAGCTGCGGCAGAGCAGTGGAGAAGAACTCCGGGATGCCCTCGGTGAAGCCCTGTGCCAGGGAGCTTAGCAGCTCGGTGCCGGTCTGCAGGAGCTCCGGCACAAGGCTGTAAACGATTTCCGGAATGCCTGCCAGTACATTGCCGATCATGGGCAGCAGGTTATCCACAAGAAAGGTCTGTGCCGTGTCGGCCAGCGCCTGCAGCGGCTCGGTGAGGTCTGCGCCGGTGGACCAGTTGCCCATCACGTTTTCCGCAGCCGCCTTCATGGCGGCAAAGCTGCCGGTCAGGGTGGTGGCGGCTTCCTTTGCGGTGGTTCCGGTGATGTCCATCTCCTGCTGGATGATGTGGATGGCGCTGTACATATCGGCCAGATTGCCCAGATCGTACTTCACGCCGGAGATCTTGGTGGCGTCATTCAACAGCCGCTGCATCTCGGCCTGGGTGCCGCCGTAGCCGAGCTTGAGGTTGTCCAGCATGGTGTAATTCTGCTTGGCAAAGCCCTGATAGGCGTTCTGGATATCCTGCATATCCGTGCCCATCTTGTTGGCGTTGTCGGCCATATCCACCATGGCCATGTTGGCAAGCTGGGCGGCGGCGTTGGTGTCCTGGCTGACGCTGGACAGCAGGCTGGCCGCAAAGCTGGTGGTCTGCTCCATGTAGTCGTTGGCCGAAAGCCCCACGGTCCGGTATGCCTGCGCGGCGTACTCCTTGACCGTGTCGGCACTGTCCTTGAACAGCGTTTCCACGCCGCCAAGGCTCTGCTGCAGGGCACCGCCCATGTTGATGGAATCCGAGATGATCTTGCCGATGCCGGCCGCCGCGATCACTTTCTTCAGGGTGCCGACCAGTTTCTGGCCGATGCTCTGCCCGGTCTGCTCGCCAAGGCCTTCGGTCTCTTCGTCAAACATCTCGGTCAGGGCGCTTTTGATGCCCTGCGCCGAGGGCACGATCTGGACATACGCCTTGCCCAGTTCGATTCCGTCCGCCATGGTGTCAACCTCCTTTCAGCGCCGCAAGGGCGGCGTCAAATTCTTCTGCGCTGGCGTAGCACTGCACGTTGCTGGTGTCCGCCTCGCCGCGCAGGTCGGCCAGCACGGAGGGCGGCTTGGACGTGTCGCTGTGCAGCCACCAGAGCACCTGGGTCAGGCGGTCGGCGGCATAGGCCAGCAGTTCCGTCTCAAAGTCCACCGTGCGGCCTGCCGCCTTGCGCAGGCTGCGGCTTGTTTCCGGCAGGCCTGCGGCCAGGGTGGCGGCCAGACGCAGCGGCAGGGCGCGCCAGTCCAGTACATGGTAATACTGGGCAAAATCGCAGATCAGGGCGTCCTCGTCCGATGCGATCAGTTCGGCGAGGATGCAGAGTTTTTTCCGGCCGTGAAGCTGTTCATCAGCTCGCCCAGAGCGTCCGCCACCTTGGCCACCGGCACACGGCCGTCCGGGGTGCGCAGGTGGTCGTACAGCTTCTTCCGGCCCTCCTTGCCCAGCAGGCGCAGGGTCAGGTGGCTCATGTCAAAGACGTTGCCGTCCTGCATGCCGCCCAGGGCGTCCAGCAACTCGGCGTCGTCCAGTGCGTCCTCGCTCAGCTCAATTTCAAAGCCGTCGTTGGTTTTTGCAGTGATCATGCCTGCACCTCCTTGGTCTTGGCAGCGGTCTGGGCGGCAGCAGTGCCGCCCAGAATGTACTCGTAATGGGTGTTGCCCTGGGCATCCGGCACGGCGGTCAGGGTGGTGTTGTAACCCACGGCGCTCTTGGCGTAGGTGATATCGCCCACGGCGGTGACGGCGGCATCCGGGATGACGATGCGCTTGACCGCCTTGTTCTTCATCACCATCTCAATGACCCAGCTGCAGTCCTTCTGCTCGGAGGAGTTTGCCTTGACCGTGATGCCGGTGTCCAGCGTGCCGGTGACGTTGTCGTCGCCGTACACGGACTTGAGCACCTCCACGTTCAGGGCCTCCAGCAGGGTGTACTGGAAGGTGTCGGGCTTCTCGGTCTGCTGGGTCAGCACGGTGTCGCCGCCCCAGGCGTTGGTGTTCTCGCTGGAGGGCGAGTTGCTGTTGGTCACGCCGTCCTCGGAGGCGTAGCCCAGGCACTTAAAAGCCTTGTCCAGTTCGGTCTTGGCGTCGGTGGGCAGCGGGGTGCCCAGCGGGGCACGCCAGATGGCACCGCCCACTTTGGGCTTTGCAGCGGTCACGTTCTTTGCATCTGCCATAAAAAAGGCTCCTTTCAATCAGTAATGCACCACGCCGAAAACGGCCTGATAGCGGGGTCGTTTTCGGGTGGTGTCGGGGAAATTGTAGTCGGAATAAAGGTCGCAGCGCACAAGCTGCGGCAGGTTGTCGGCGTCCTGCATGGCGGCCTTGACAAGCTCGTTGAGCTTGGCCGCATCCAGGGTGCCGTCGTGGCTGGTGGCGGCGGGCCCGTAGGACTGCACCGCGATGGTGGCGCTATAGATGCCGTCCTCATAGCCGGAGCCGGTCTTTTCCACCACCACAAAGCGGGCGGGGGCCGGGGTTGGCACGCTCAGCCGGACCGGCACGTCCAGCCGCTCGGCCAGAAAGTTGCGGATGGTTTCTTCGATCATTTCTTCCTCTGGTAGCTCCTTACGGTGATGACCCTGCCGTCCTTCAAGTGGCGTTTGTGCTCGTGCACGGTCGCGCCCTTCCGGCTGGCTGATGTGGCTTTGAGCAGGGTGTTGTTGGTGGAATTGTCGTCAACAGCCTGCCGGGTGGCGGTCTCCACCACGGCCACGGCGCGGGTGGCGGCCACATAGGCCTCGTACCCGTCGCCACAGCGGTCTTTCACGGTATCGGCCCGCGCTTTCAGCACGGCCTGCATCTCGGGGGAGCGCATCAGGGCACGCACCCCAGCACGGTCCAGTTCAAAGCGCACTTTACTCATCCCTTACCACCTGCACCTTCTTGTTCCAGCACAGCGGGATCATGCGCTCGATGCCCTGCACGACGCCCCCGCAGGTGCGGAAGTGCTGGCCGAAAAACGCCACCTGCACGTCGTTCCAGTCGTGGGCGTCGCCCTTGGGGATGGCCAGCGTGTAGGCCAGCCGCCGGCCGGTCAGCTGCAGTTCGGTGGTGATCTCCTCGGCGGAGGGTTCGCCCACCAGCACGTTGTGCACGGTGACCGGCGTTTCGGTGTAGACCGGGGCGTCGGCCTCGTCTGTGCCGGACTGGGTCTTTTCGTACAGGGTGACGTCGATGCCTTTCAACATAAGTCCTCCAGCGGGCTGCGGGCCCCCACGCGGCTGCCCACGCCCAGCAGTTTCTTTTCCAGTTTGGAAAGATACAGCTCCCCGGAAGAGCCGCCGCTCATGGTCCAGCTCTGGGAGAAGCCCAGCGCGGTGGCGGTGCCCTGGGTGGCCCCCATGGGGAAGCTGACGCCGCCCGTGCTGTCGTCCTCGCCCAACTGGCGGCGCACCATCCGGCAGGAAACGAGCTGTTTGGCGTCCGCTCCGGCGTCCGGGTTGTAGGCGTCAATGATAATGGCCGCCTCGCTCAGCAGTGCGGCGCACCGGGTCTGTTCGTCCTTTGACAGGGCACGGAACCCGGCTTCCACATCAAACACTTCGGCGTAGGTCATGAGGGCACCTCATCAGGCTTCGGTCTTGGTCAGCTTGTTGAACACGGTGGTGTCGCAGCGGAAGCCCACCTCGATCTCGGCACGCACGGCGAACATGTTCTGCTGGAACAGGTTGATGGTGTTGGAACCGTCGGTCAGGGTGGCCTGGTCGGAAATTGCGATCTGCACGCCCTCCACGGTGCCGTACATGGCCTGCGACCAGTCACCGGCAAAGCCGACAACGTGCTTCTTGGCGGCAGTGGAATCCGCGATGTAGGCACCCTTGCTCTGCAGGGTCTTTGCGCCCAGGATCATGGGCACGGCACCCTCGGCCACGTTGTTCAGGAACAGCGGACGGCCGGTGGTGTCCACGGCGTTCAGCAGGGCGGCCTTGCCCTTGGGGGACAGCACCCAGCCGTTCAGGATGCCGTTGTGGTCGGAGATGTCGGCGTCGGCAGCCACAAGGCCCTGATAGGCATTGGTGCCGATCTCCTGCGCGGTGCAGCTCTTCAGGGTGTCGAAGTTGGAGCCCGGCACGGTGACGCCGCCAAACACCGTGGCGTCGAACTTCTGGGCCAGTGCCAGCGGCAGACGCTTCACCAGCTCATCGTACAGGGCCGGCACATCGCGGCGGAACTGGTTGGAAAAGGGCACGATGACGGCCAGCGTGTAGGGCTGCATGACCTTGGTGGCCAGCGTGCCGCGCTTGACGGGCTTCTTGTCGGTCTCGCCGACCCATGCGGCCTCCGGGTCGCCGGTGATGACCGGAATGGTCACGCCCAGGCCCGGCAGCTTGATGGAGCGGGCCAGCGCCATGACGGCGGAGCTCTCCTGCGTTTTCTGCAGGATCTCGCTGGACACCTCACCGGGCAGGGTGATGGTGGTAGTGCGGTTGATATCAGTTGCCATAGAAAAAACTCCTTTGCTGTTACTTGGTCACCTGCGCGAACCAGTCAGCAAACTGCTGGCGGGTGGAGCCGGTGGGTTTGTTGCGGACTTCGCCGCCGTCCCGGATGCTGGGGTAGCCGGGCTGTGCAAACTTGAGGATGGCCTGTGCCTGTGCGGTACAAGCCTCTTCGGTGTCGCCGGAAAGCAGTTCGGCAGGCACGCCGGTGGCGGCCGCCACCTTGCCGCGGATGTCCCGCAGGGTGTTGGCCTTGGTCATGCTGTCCAGCTGCGCCTGCAGCTTTGCGGCCTTCTCGTTTGCCTTCTGCAGCTCGGTCTTGCCCGCTTCCTGCGCGGCATCGAACTGCTGGGCCTTGGCCTTCAGATCGTCGTAGTCGGCGTATTTGGAGCGCTCCCGGCTCAGCCGGTCGGAGATGATGGCGTTCATCTCGGCCTGGGTGAAGGTGCGCTCATTGTTCTGCTGCCCCTCGGCAGCGGGGGTGGTGGGTTCCTGGTGTACAGTTTCTGCCATAGTGGTAAATTCCTTTCCCGGCTTTTCCGCAGCCGTGGCGTGTATTTGCTGCAGATCTTGCAGCGTGGCACCGTCTGGAGGTATCGAACCTCCCGCTTCCGGTTTTGGAGACCGGCGCTCTTCCAGAATGAGCTAAGACGGCATGAAAAAAGCACCGTGCATTTTTTGCACAGTGCTTTGAAAAAATGGGCAACAAAAAACCACGGTGCGTGTGCATCGTGGTTCAACTTTCAATCCAAGAATATTTTTCTTTGAGCGAATTGTAAACTTTGCGAATTTCGGGTGGTGTGTCTTCACGGAGAATGTAATTTCCGTCCTTGTCGAAGGTAAACCATTCGTCCATGGATTCGCTGCGCTTAATATCTTCGTCAGACATCCTAATCATCATGGAACATATCACCTACCAGTTTCAACAGTTCTGGATCCTTTCCGGTTTGCTTGTCAGCTTGAAGCAATACATCTGCAATCAATTCGTTCAGAGAATTATACCGTTGGAGGTTTACAGCGGCATTTCCACTGACCGTGTTACGGATGTACTTCGGGTCAGATGCAAGCTGATTCTGAACGTATTCCCGTAGGTCTGCTTCAATTTCCTGCTTAACAATATCACTGCTTTTGCCAGATGTCAAGGCCTTCGCATTGATGTAGTCCCAGTGTTTTTTGTGGTGCATTTCATGCTTCAGAATATCCTCGGCATTTTCAGCGACGAAGTAACCACCGGAAAGCTGTCCCTTGATGAAATCGGCGTTTGAAATCCGCTCATTGACGTACAGACGGTTATCAACATGGTCATAGGCTGCAATGCCGGGGATATCCTTGGCAACGATGATTTCAGGAATGGCCTGAAGCTGCTTGATTTCAGCGGCTTTGTCCGATATCAGTTGAATTGTTTTTTGAGCGTCCTTCGTATTGGTTTGAGTGAAAATGGTGTCGTGCCCTTTGACCTGATAGGCCTTGATGGAGACGATTCCATTACCATCAGAGAAATCTTTCGGTACGCCCATGAAGTCAAATTTTCTTACTGCATACGCCGCCCTTTTCTGCGCGTTGATGCGCTCCCGGTTGGCTGCATAATCAATGCGCCGCCAGTTGTTGATATCACTGCCCGCGTCACGGTACTGCCGGAGGTATTCTTCCGGGTCATAGCCGGAAACGTCAAACTCCCGGCTGAACCGCACCGCAAACTCACAATCACAGTTGGCGTGGATGTGCTGGGCGTGGCCTTTCTTCAGCAGGTTCTTGCTGGCCCGCTGCCAGCCGTTGGAGGCCAGCATCCGGCAGAACGGGCAGGCGTCGCCGTGGGGCACCCATGCCCACTCCGCGCCGTCCCGGATGGCGTTGTGTGCGGTGGTGTCCGCTCCGGCCTGCTTTACCATGCGGGAAACGCCCTGCTGCAGGCTGGGCGGGCTGTCCTGCGTGGCCTTGACCATGCCGGTCACCTCGCCGTAGGTGGCGGTGGGTGCCGGTTCTGCGGCGGGCAGGGTGACCCCCTGCGCCTCGGCCAGGGCGTCGTACATCTGGCAGGCCAGCTCTGCGCTGCCCTCGCCGTACTTGGTCACAAGGGCGTAGGCGTAGCGGATGAGGGCGTCGGTGTCGGCTTCCGGGTGCCCGTCCATGTACTCCCGCATGAGCTGCCCGGCCTTCTGGTTCAGCTGGGAAAGCCGGGAAATGTAATCATCCCATGCCGCTTGTGTCAGTTTCATCTTCCATCTCCATCAACACCTGTGCGCCCCGCGCCCGCTGTTCCTGCGCCTTGATGCGCCGGATGTCCGCCTGGTCAAAGCCGATCATTTCCAAAAACGTGTCCGTGCTGGCAAACTCCTGCCGGGCGGATGCGATCTTGATGGCGGCGTCCGCCGTCACGGCCACACTGGGCATGGCGGGGTTCTTGAAGTGGGCCATGATGCCGGTCTCTTCCTCAGTCAGGTCGGCCAGGCGGCAGTCCCGCGCCACGGCCTGCGCCATGCAGGCGATGGTGCGCAGGGCGTCGCCGTTGCCGGTGTTCAGCTGCTGGGCCAGAAGCACCAGCGTCTGGCTCTGGGCAAGGATGGCGTCGCTGCTGGTGGGGTTGGCGTCGTTCACCACGCCCACGTCGGTGACGGTCAGGCCGGTAGCCGCCGCAAACTGGGTGGCGGTCATCCGCATCTTCTCCACATGGGGCGTCAGGCTGCCCTGTGCCAGCTGGCCCAGGGTCGGGTTTTCGCCGGTCTCCGGGTTCGCCGTGGCGGCGATAATGGCCCCCATGTAGGTCTTGAACTTGTTGGAAATGATGGCGTCATACTGCTCATCGGTCACGCCGAGGATGTACTTCTGGGGCGTGGTGGCAAATTCCAGTGCGATGGTGGCGTTGGCTGCCGTGCGGATGTAATCGTTGATCAGAGCGCGGATGGGCTTTTTGAGCCGGGAGCGGCCGAAGGGCTTGGAGTTGGTGGCGTTCCAGATCAGCGGTTCCATCAGCGGGCGGCCCATCTTGTGGGCGTAGCGCTGCGCCGTCCAGAAGCTGCCGTTTGACTGCAGCACAATGACCGCGTCATCCGTGTAGAAGTTGACCACGGAAGGCCGCCATGTGCCCTCGAAGTGCTCATCCTTCACGGTGTCCACGATGGCAAGGCCGCAGTCGATGCGGCCCTTCTCGCCGCTCCAGAGGGCGGCTGCCGTGGCAGGCGAGTGGAACCGGATGCTGCAGCCGATGGCGTTGTCCCCGGACAGGGTGGCAAAGGTGCAGCCGTATTTCAGCTCGTCCCGGCAGGCCTTGGCGTACTGTGCCACAAGGCGGTTGTCGGCCACCAGCTTTGCAAGGCTGTCCAGACTGCCGCCGGTGCCCACAAAGCCGTCGAACATGGAGCGGGCCGCCAGAACATCCACGGCCTTCTGGCCCCAGCTGCAGCCCACTTCCAGGTTGCGCAGGCCCTGCGGCAGGGCAATGCCAAGGTTCACGTCCTGCAGGGTGACGTGGCCCTCGTAATATTTATCTTTCAGGCGGTTGCGGCTCTGGTGGTAGTTGTAGGCGTCGGCCAGATCCTGCAGCTGCTGCAGTTCTTCCGCGCTCAGGCCCTCCATCGGGCCAAAATTCAGGGTAACGAACATGGTGCTCCTTTCAGCCGATGCGCATCTTGCGGGTGGGGTCGCGGCGGCAGGTCTTTGCGCCCCACAGGGCCAGCGCGCAGGCTTCCACCGGCAGGCTGTTCTCGCCGCCAAAGCCAAAGCCGCCCGCAAGGGGGCGCTTGGTGGCGGTAACAGCGCTCTCGTTCAGGGCGGTCTGGGGTGCGTACCAGGTCAGGTGCTGCTCATTCACCGCGTTGGTGAACAGGCTCACGGCGGCGATCACGTCCCGTGCTCCGGGCCGGATGACCGCGTTCTTTGCCTTCCAGACCTCCCGGATGCGCTCCACCAGCACGTCCACGCCGTTGCGCCCGTCGATGACCACGCAGCTGGCCCTGCCGTACCGGTCGCACAGCCAGTCCGCCAGCCAGGCAAGGCCCTGCCCGGTGGGCCGCAGGTCGATGAGAGAGACGCGGGCGGGCCCCTCCTTCTGGATGACCGCCCCGCACAGGCACACAGAACTGCCGTCGGCGGCAAACTTGACGCCGTAGGCGGTTTTGCCCTCGGGCTTTTCGTCCTCGCTGGCGCAGGCTGCCCACGCCTTGCGATCGAGGGCATAGTCCAGATGTTCGGTGGCCACCGGGCTCCACCAGCCCAGGCGTTCCCGGGCGAAGGTGTCGGCGTCCAGCTGCTCGCTCTCGCCCTCAATGGTGCCGTACTGGATGCGCCGCCCCAGCGCCGGGTTGGCCGCTGCCCAGCGGGCGGGATCCTTCACGTCACCGATCTCCGGTACGCTGAACTCGAACCACGCGGCTTTTTTGGCTTCGCCGTCCAGTGCCCGCTTGCGCAGGGCACGGAACACGGTGCCCACGGCATCCGGGCCGGGCGGGGTGCCCACATAGATGGTCTGTGGGTTCAGGCTGGCCGAAATGGCCGGGATGAAGCTGCCCTGTGCAGTCTCGTCCAGCTCCTGTGCCTCGTCGAAGATGAGCAGGTCGCCGTGCTGGCCGCGTCCGCCGTTGCGGGTACGGGCCAGAAACTTGATCTTTGCGCCGCTCTTCAGGATGATCTGCTCGCGGCCCAGCGCGGTGCGAATCTCGGAAACATACCGGCGCATTTTCGGGCCCTCAAAAAAGGCCCGCATTTCCTCAAAGGTCTCGGTGGCGGTCTTTTGCAGGTGGGCCGTGTAGATGACCGTTTCGTTGAACATGAGCATGCCGGACGCCGCCCGCCCCTGCACCAGCAGGCTCTTGCCGTTCTGGCGGGGCACGCTGCCGCCCGCCGTGGGGGCAGTCCATTTGCCGGACACGGTGCGGCCCATCCAGTCGTCCAGGATGTCGCTCTGCCACGGGTCCAGCACGGTGCCGCCCGCCCGCAGGATGCGCACGGCATCCGGCCCGTCAGTGGCCCGGTACTCCGGCGCGATGCGTTCGGACGGCTCCTGGCTTCCCATTGCTTTCTCTCTCTGCGAGGATCTCGCCGATCTCGTCGCCATCGTCGTTCGCTCCTTCGATCTCTTCTATCTCCCGGATGGTCTCCCGGTACTGCTTGGTCAGCTGAGGCAGGGCGCGGCAGTCCTCGCAGGTGTCGATGCCCGCCGCCAGCACCTTGGCCAGCTGTTTGAGCTGCTCCAGCCGGGTGCCCCGCGCCGTGATGCTTTTCATGGTCGCCATGGCCTGACACCCCTTTCTCCGGGCCTTTGAAATTTTTCCTGTGTGTAAATCGGCGCTGGACGGCACAGGGGTCGCCGTGGGCGGGGGCGGGGGCCCCTCCCCACCCCTCACCAGTCGCCGTCTGAAACCTTCGGAATCCGCACGAATTTGCCCGTTTTCGGGCCGTTTTGCCCGGTTTTGTTGCCCTTTTGCGCGTTGCAGAACCAGTGTGCGGGTTGGAGGTTATTCCAATCTTCCGCTGCTGCCCGCGCGGACGGGTAACCGAACTCCCGCCAGCGGGAAACCGGCTTGATCTCGTCCACCACGAAGGATAGCGGATGCTGTGCGTCGGAAGGTTCGTCATAATGAATCGGCCCGAAACGCCCGTGACAGATGCCGCATTCGCCGCCCATCGCCCGGAGCCGGGCCCGGTGGCGGCGGCGCAGCTGGCCGTTGGCATAGCGCGGGTTGCCCATGCGGTTCACCTCCTGACAGACAAAAAGCCTGCACATGGCAGGCAGGCTTGCACCCCGCCGGGCACACTCCGGGGCCTTTGCAGGGGCGGGGGTGCTTTGCGGATGGGGCAGGGTACAAAATGACCCCGGGGTACAAACGAGGCCCGGGGGTGGTAAATATGGAGCCGTTGGCCGGACTTGAACCGGCATCGTGACCCGCCCTGACCGGACGGTGCTCTGCTTGAGCTACAACGGCATGGAATGTGCACAGCTGCCCGCAACGGCAGCTTACTGGTCAGAATGGAAGGGAAACCGCTTGGCTATGCTGCCATGCACATTGTGGGATGATGTCCAGAACCCGCGTCTATTCAAAGGCCCCGCCGGGTACAGGCCCGGACGGTGCCGCTGGATAGCAAAGCAAAATGCCCGGCTGGTACATTCAGGCTGTTGGTCGATAAAGGTTGTTCCCCTGTCGCAGCCGGGCAATACAAAAGCCGCAGGGTGTTGGATGTTGTCCAGCTCCTTGCGGCTTTCGCAGTCTAATAATATCACAGGTCAAACAGTGCAAAACAGTGCGTCTTTCATCAAAAACAGTGCAAAACAGTGCGTTTACTGACACTCCGGGATGTCGAGAGCCTTCACAGCACGCTTGTGCCGCCGGTATACGCGGCTTACATCCATGCCCATCTTGATGGCGATCTGCTCCCACTTCTTGCCACCGATGTACCGCAGGTACAGGATTTCATAATCCTGTATGTCCACGGTCTGGTTCATGACGCTCAGGATCTCCTTGCAGGTCCTCTGGCACTCCATCACCTGCGCGTTGGCTGCCTGCATAGCGTCCGTAATGCGTTCCACAGAGCGGGGCAGCGCCTGACCGTCACCAGCGCCGCCGGGAACAGGGGAGAGCACCTGCGTGATATGCTCCGCGTCTGTACGGTACCGCTCTACCTCTTCCAGCTTGATCTTTTCCAGCTTTGCGGCCTTGCGGTACCGCCGTAACCATTCCTTTTTTTCTTCATAGGTCATCGGGCTGCATCCTCCTTTATCCTCTATTCAGTTCCCCACTGTTCTGCCATAGCGTGGGCAATGCCGGGGAACGTTTTGGCCCTGTTTTTTGCGCGGTCTTTTGTAAACATTCCGCGGTGCTGATCCCCGTGCTTTGTAGAATACGATCCAGACGGGCACCATGTGGCCACAGGTTTGACGATCTGTGTTGGTTTCAACGGGTCAAGCCCTTTCAGCCACAGACAGGTTTTCTTTGTGTACGGATGCCCGTACTCATACGGTTGCACGGTCTGGGTATATGGCGGCAGGCAAAACACTTTGCTTGGCACCGGATTCTCTACGCAGATCTTTGGGATATCTGCCCACCAGAACCTCATAAACAGATCGCGGCCTTGGATGCCTTTTATCACGCGCTCTTCTTGGAGTTGATGATCTTTCCAGAGATGCCTTGCTCCCGCATTGCTGAGATAGGTGCAAGGCGGGTGCGCAATGAGCAAGTCCCACTTGCCAATGTCATGCGTTACGCCGTCCATCGTCACGACTTGCCCCCCCCCTCAGAGCCATTAGAGCGTCCCCGAAGATGTGCCACTCAGGATGCCCGCCGGACGGTTCTTGAATGTCGCACGAATACGCTTCATGCTCCAAAGCGCGAAACGCCTTGCAAACCTCCTGTGATTCCTCGCAGGCTATAAGTACACGCATTTCAGTTTCCTCCGTATGGTTCCGGCAACTTTGCCCACGCAAGGACTTTGCGCCCGCTGGTGTGCAGATCGCCGCGCCACTTCCCGTCAATGGTGCAGTCAGTGACTACATAGCGCCTGCCGCCGGGCACCTCAATGGTGACAAGCACCTCGCCGGAGGTCATTTCAAACATTCCGGGTCGCCATTTATCAGTGCCCTTAAATTTGTAAAAGATTGATTCGTGTTCAGGCGGTTTCCCGTGTTGCCAGTCCGGCCAGCTTTTAAGTTCAGCCGCCGGGCGTGCATCAATGACCCTCTCCACGTCCTGCAATGTGTGAATATAGCCCAGCGCGGCCTCCATGTTCAGGGTCTCTTTGAGTTCGCTGCTGTCAATCAATTTCACTTCATCCATGATCTGTCGCGTTCCTCCATCGGAATATACCTGTTTTCGCACTGGACGTTGTTGCAAAAACGCTCGGCTCCAATGACTTTCAGCGGCTTGCCACAAATCGGGCAGAATTTAGGCACCCCGCGTGTCTGGTACGGGTTTCCATCTGCCTTTGTTCCACCCGCTTGCAGCAGGTGAGCCATACACGCAATAGAGCCGGGCTCCACCACCGCCATACAGTTATGGCGTGCCTTGCAAGAACTACAACCCATTTTTTGCTTGCCTCCTATACCGCCCCGCCGGGCGGCCTTTTGTTAATTTGCGGTCACACAAGTAAAGTGCTGCGTCATCTTGTCAAACTCCAGCCCGGCATTTCCCACGCGGCCCTCTTTGTTTTTGGTCAGGCGGCTGAAATAGGTGTCACCGTCAGCTGACAGCAGCAAAATGGCATCCGCGTCCTGCTCGATCTGGCCGGATTCACGCAGATCCGCGTTAGACGGCTCTGCCCGTGCAGCGTTGCGGTTCAGCTGGGCCAGCGCCACAACGAGGATGCCGGTTGTCTGGGCCAGTTCATGCAGCGCAATGGAGATCTCTGTGATTGCATTGTACCGGTCACTGCTGCCACGCTCATGGATCAGCTGCAAATAGTCCACGAAAATGATATCTGCTTTCATTCGGAGGGCCTGTGCCTTGATCCACGCCACGCCCTTGCCAGCTGCGGAACGGATGAACAGCGGCCAGCGCTTCATATCGGCCAGCCGGTCAAGTTCGTTCATGGACAGCGTTTTATTTTTGACCGCCGAGAGAGGAGCATACAGCTGGTTGGCAATCAGACGGGCCTGCAATGTGGCCGGGTCTGTTTCCAGCGAGAAATAACACACACGCTTGCCCTGCTTGGCCATGCCTGCAGCAAGCTGGAGGCTCAGAGCAGTTTTGCCTGCGCTTGGTCTGCCGCCGATCACGAAATAGTTGCCGGGCACGAGGTGCAGGTTTTCGTCCAGCTTGGACAGGCCGGTGCGGATGTACTTTGGTTTCTCGTCCAAATGCCGGATATAATCATCCAGCAGATCGCCCACGCTCTGAAAATCGTTCTTTTCAGTGTGGATATCCAGCGCCTGCCCCATCTGCTGGTAAAGATCCGGCAGATCATCAAAGGCGGTTGCAGCATCCACAGCCCTAAAGGCAAGGCTCTGGAAACGGGCCTTTGCGGCATCCTCCATGATGATCCGCGTCCACTCTTCCACGCGGTCACGGGTCAGCCGGATGCACTCACTCTCACAGGAGGCCACGCAGGACAGCAGGTTTTGCTTTTGGTCTGGGTATTTTGCCGCGATCTGCATGATATCCAGCAGGCCCTTTGTGATCCAGAACCCTTGCACGGCTGCAAAGGTGGGCTGCAGTTCAGGCCGGAAATGCTCAATGCTCAACTCCGGCAGGGAATACGGTGCCAGCTGATCGTCCATCAGCAGCGCGCCGATCAATACGCTTTGCACGTCCATCACAGATCCTCCCATGTACGCCCGCCATACGGGGTTGCAGGCTGTGCAGCGGGCTGGCCCCACTCTTTCCGGTTCCTCAGCCAGTTACGCGCTGCCGCTTTCCAGTCCTTCATTTTGGTTTTACCCACGATCCACCCGTTAGCCTCGTACCGATCAACGAACTTGTCAGCCTCGGTCTGAGCATCAGCAGGCGGGACACCACGCTCCCGGAAGTACGCTCTGACCTGTTCCACCGTAGGCGGTGAAAAACGAGTTGCGGACGGCCCTTTATTCTCGCTTTTATTATTATTTTCTTTCTTGGGTGCACATTCTGCACCGGTAGAGGTGCACTTTTTGCACCTATCTGGGTGCACATTGTTCACCGGTGCATTTTCTTCACCGGTGCACTTTTTGCACCCATCAGACGCAGAAGCACACGCCGCCGGGCGAAGCGCTGCATACCGGTTTGTGGGCCTGCCGTTTACCGGCTCAGTCCACTTGCGGATTAGACCGTCCTTTTCCAGTTCAGCCAGCAGGTTCAGCACAGCCCGCTTGCTCAGCTTGAAATACTCCACAATGTAGCTGACAGAGCCATAAAAGCAAGACTGTTCGTCTTGTGAAAAACCCCAGATCAGGGCATAGATCAGGAGTTTGTTGCCGTTGAGGTTGTAGTCTGTGACCATCCACGGCTGCACCACAACATATCCGTCTTTTCTCATCCTGCTTGTCCTCCTGAATTAAAAGGGGAGATCGTCATTGTCATCGATCACGGCAAAATCGTCCACGCCGCCGTAGTTTGCAGGCGGGTCTGCTTTCGGCCAGGCACCAGAGCGCGGGGCAGCCTCGCCGCCCTCGTCCACCGGCTTGCTGGTGCCCTTGGAGCCCGCAAAGTTGATGTTGTCCGCCACCACGGCAACGGATGTACGGTTGTTGCCGTTCTTGTCCTGATAGTTGTTGGTCTGGAGACGGCCATTGATGGCGACCAGACTGCCCTTCTGGAAGTAGCGGCACACAAAATCCGCCTGCTGCCGCCATGCCACGATATCCACAAAATCGGCCTGACGCTGCTCGCCGGGCTTTGCGAAATTGCGGTCACAGGCAATGCGGAAGCGGCAGACATTCACCCCCGCCGGGGTGGTGCGGAGTTCAGGATCCGCCACAAGGCGGCCCATAATTGCGATAACATTAAGCATTGATATAGTCCTTTCCAACGGCGGTCATCCATGCAGCGTGTGCGCCGGGGCCGTTCTTCTCCTCATATTTCGCCTGTGCAACAGCTTTCAGGGTCTGGGCGCAGGTGGCGTTATAGTGCGGGCTCATGCCCGGCTCATTGTGGTGCTGGTGGCACAGCCAGACCTTGAGGCCGTGCCTCTCCGAAAAGCTGCGCAGCGGCCCATTGAGGACATGGTGCTCCTCCAGCCCGCGCGTGGTCTTTACCGCGTACCAGCGGCGGCAGATGTAGCACTCCTTTTCTGCCTGAATGATGCTTTTAGACAAGCGGCACCCCATCCTTTTGCGTGCTCTCATAAGCCTCGCGGTATGAGTGCACATTATCGACCTGATACTTCTGGCCGTTGAAAAGTTTAACGGTGAACCCATCAATGAAGTCATACCGCCGGGCGACGTTGATGCACTGCGCCAAGCCCCGTGCGGTGTTCCAGTTGACTCCGTGAGCCATCAGCAGCTTGCAAAAACGCTTGCGGGTCATTTTCTTGGTCATCTGTCAAGACTCCTTTCCAATAGCGCCCTGGCCTCTCTGGATCCGGGCATACATTTCGCCGTAAGGGTACAGCGTGGCCTCCGTGAAGCACTCGGATTTTTCGTTGTAGACCATCAGGATGCCCTTGTGCCCCTCAGAGTATTGGCGCAGTTCGATGATGGTACGGACAGCCTGCCGGATATCGCGAGCCTGTGATTTGTGCTGCGAGATCATCAGCTTTTCAAAGCGTTTGCGTTTCATGGTTCACTCCACTCCTGCCAGTAGGCAGTCACTAAGGGATCACTCACGCCCATCTCGGCAAGGCGGTCAAAGATCCCGTCTATCATGTTCTTCATTTCTTGGGTGGTAAAGGTGGAGCTGCCCTGTGTGCATTTAACCGTGCAGCGGTTGCCGTCCAGTATCTCCACCACATGGACAAGCCGATAGCAGCCGCGCAGGATATCCAGAGCGCCCGCCGGGCACTCCAGATAGTCCACCTTGGCCCCGTACTTTTCCAGCATCTCCAGATAACAGTCCTCCGGGGTCACGCCGCCGGTGCGCCCGGCGTTGTAGTGGTCGGCCATGATGGTGAGCAGCGCCCACATGAGGGCATTCTGGGCCGTTGTGCGGCCCTTGTGCTCAGGCTCCACCGTCAGGGTCAGGCGCAGCGGCTGCCCGTGGGCCAGATCATCAAGGCGCTGGAAAATCTGGGTTTCCACAAATTCCGCGGTGTTTTCCACCTCGATGCAGTGAGATTGTGGATTGTACACCACCGGCAGCCTGCCAATCACTCGGTTTGCCATACCACTTTGCAATCTCCCTGCAGGAACTGCACGCCAATAATGCGGCCATCATCGGCCCGCAGCAGCTTGTCCACGGTCAGAGCGCCGTGCAGGCGGTAGCCGGTGGGCTGATCGCTCTGCCCCTTGGCTGTCCGCTGGTATACCGGCTCAATGACAACGCCGCCCATGGTCATGGATGGCAGGGCCATCACGTCAGATCCGGCACCCCAGAGGGATGCAGCAGCCAAAAAGCTGCCGTTTTCCTTCCACTTGTCCGGGTTGCTGATCTGCAGCTTGCCCGCCGGGGCCGCTGCATCCTTGACGGCATAGTTGTTGATAAGCGGGTTATACACGCCCACGCCGCACCAGAGGCGGCCATCCGCGAAGTAATAGCGGCGTGTCCAGCCCAGAGGGCCAAACGTTTCATCCATCATGCGGACGATGGCGGCAGGGTCAGGCAGGCACCGGACGCGCACGGCATCAGGGCCGCACTCGCAAACTACCACCTGCACCTCCTGCGGGGCCGTCTGCCGGGGTTTTGTGTACGGCAGGGGAAACTGTACCACCTGCGCCGCCGGGCGCTCCTGCGCGTTCTGCGGGGCCTTGCGGCGGGCGGCGTTACTTTTTGTGGTTGTAGGCATTATGTAAACGCTCTCCTTTCTCGTTGTAGGATCTCGGATCTGCGAGAGGGTGCAGCCAGCCATATTGCAGGGCAGCCTGTGCGGCGGCCCTCTGAGGGGGGGGCAGCTCTCCACAGATCATTCATTTCGTCAGCCGTCACGTTGGTGGCAATGTGTGTGGTGGGTGCAGGGCACCATGCAGATCACTGTGCCATCCTCTGCGGTAGTGTAGACCACGGGAGGCATCAGGCGGCGGATCTCGCACAGCAGCTTTGCCTGCTTGGTCGGGGTCATGGCGCAGGGCCACAGCCAATCCTCGTCAAGCATCCACACCAGTTTCCCGTCCAGTGTGGCCTGCTTTGCATCGGGCCATGCGTTGGCGTGGATCTTACGCCTGACGGTGGCGGGCGTTTTTCCGTGGATCTCAGCCCACTCCTCAACAGTGACCATCCTTCCCATGGGATCAGCTCCTTTCTTTGCGCTATGCGCTGGCAGTGGCTCTTGTTTTACCTCCTGCCACCATTGGAGGGCACGGTCAGCTCAGACCGTTCAGGACGGGGACGCTGCTTTCCCCGCCCACATAGGTGGGAAGCTTGCCATCCCACAGTGCATCTACGCCGGTGATACGGTAGTATTCCAGCAGATTGCTGTCCAGACTGTCGGTCAGAGCGTCGTTGGCCTCGGCCTTTTTCTGAGCGGCATACAGCTCGGCATCCGCAGCCACCTTGGATTTTTCGGCCTCAGCCTTTGCGGCAATCAGATCCGCGTCCGCCGTTGCCTGCGCTTCCACGCGGCGCTTTTCGGCATCGGTCTCGGCCTTTTCTTTTTCCTGCTGGGCCTTCACCTTTGCTTCAACGGCATCCGTGAAGGTATCCGTGAAATCGAAATTCGTGATGCTGATGTAAGAGAGGTCGATGTTGTACTGCGCCAAAACACTGCGCAGCTGCGCGTCCATCTGTTCTGCCACGGCATCCCGGTTGGAAATCAGACTGCTGGCATCATAGTGTGCTACAACTGCCTTGACCACCTCCGGGACACGGGGCAGGATCAGAACATCCTCGTACTTGCGGCCCACCTCTTTGTAGATGGTCATGGCATTGGCCTGATTGATCCGGTAGCCCACCGTCACGCTGGTGGCCACTTCCTGAATGTCGGAACTGAACGCCGAGAGGTCGATGCTGACCTCCTGCACCCGGTTATCCATCTTGACAATGGACTGCCACGGTGCCTTTACCACAACGCCTGCGTCCTTGGTGCCATTTTCGACCTTGCCAAAGGTAGTCACAATGCCGGTGTAGCCGGTCGGCACGAACGAGACACAAGAAATAACGATCAGGACGGCCGCCAGAGCGCCGGGAATCACGGCAGCGGCCTTATACTCAGACCGGAACAGGCAGAATGCTGCCAACAGAGCCAGAATGCCAAAAATAAAAAAGATCATAGGTTCCTCACTTCCACATGGTTGAAATCATTCGGCCAGCGTTGAAGTAATGTCAGAGCGTGGCAGGTTAGGACGCCATTTCATGGGTACGCCTCCAGACGTGTGATCTCATAGATCGAGTTATACAGGTAGTGCCGCCCGCCCCGCAGGTATTCGAGGCTTTGCAACAGCATTTCAAGATGATACAGGGCAGGCGGCGGGTTGCTGCCTTTCAGGTGGTAGTGCAGCCAGTGGATCAGTTCCCTCAGCTGCGGATCGGACAGCCGCAGCACCGTGGATGCCTGAAACTTGTGCCCGCGGTCATCCACCGCGTAATAGAGCACGCCTGCATATTGCAGGCAGTCGCAGTCTATGGTATACTCTGAGGGGAGAAAACTGTCCGTGTTCTCTTTGGGCTTGTCCGTGTTGGCGCACGGGCAGGCCCTTTCTTTTTGCCCGATCATAAATTGAACAGCTTAGAGAGAAAAGCTGCCTCCTTGCCGGTAAATTCTTCTTTGCGTTCAGAGGGTTTCGTTTTATAACGGGCAATGACGGCAGATTTTACACTGTTTGCAAACCCATCAGCTGCCTGCTGCAGCTGTTCGTCCGTCAGATCGGGGATAAGGCTGTCAACAAACGTTTCGATCAGGGCCACCGTGAGGAGCATAAGCCGGTCAATCCGCTGGCCCTTCCCGATAAAACTAACTCCAACGTTATCTCCAATTTTTTCAATGACAATCTTCATGGTGTTTCCTTCCTTTTCCTCTGGTGCGTGGCGGGGGCAGTTCGGCCTCACGGCGCTCTACGAGTTCCCGCCGCATGATGTATTTATACGGTTTCTTGGGTTTCCGGGTCTGGGTGTGGGCGTAGTGCGTGGTAAATGCGGCGGTGCTCTTGTAGCCAAGCCGCCGGGCCACCATTGCGGACGTGCCGGATGCGATCAGGTCGCCGGTCTTGGCATCCCAAACGGTGTACCAGTTGCAATAGTTGTAAAAATCAGCCATTGCCGCGTTCTTCCTTCATCAGTGCTATGAGGCCGTCAAGTTCCTCGGCCACAAGGTCATAAGTTTCGGCCCGTGCCTTGCAGCTGGCCTTTACCGGGGCAGCGGATGCGTCCAGCAGGTTTGCGCTGTTCGTGTTGCGCTGGGCAAGCCGCCTATACTGCCGGTTCAGGCTCTCCGCGTATTCAATCGCTGTCATACCCATGTCATGCACCCCGCCGGGCATCGCTCCGGCTCTCGGTCGCGGTCAGACCGCTGCGCTGCTTCTGGGTGCTGTGCTCGTAGTGCTTGCTGCCGGCAAGCATCCCGCTCACGCTCAGGAACAGGCCAAAGCCCACCGCAGCAAGCACCCACGGCGCGGCCTTGACAGCCTCAGCCACTTCCCAGCCGCCCCGCATGATAAGCAGGTGGGCAATGCCGGTGTTAAGCCAGACCAGCACCCGTGCGGCACCCACGCCTGCCAGAAAAGCCACGCTGCAAATTTTAAGATACCGTTTCATTGTCCTTGTCCTCCTCAGTTTCCATGCGATCCAGCAGATCGGCCGCGTTCGTCACAATCGAAATGAGATAGCCCGCCGGGTCATCCGATCCGGCAGCGAGTGCGGCCAGCAGGGAAACGCACAGTTTCGATGTCTCAAGCCTCACGCAGTTGGTTTCAATCTGCGGGTTCCCATCCTCACCATACGATACGCGAATATAGCTCTTGTTCGGTTTGGTCATGCTGCACCATCCTTTTCTTTCACGCCGATCCGCTCCGCGTCCTCCGGTTTTGCCACCGGGCTGCGCTCTGCTGCCCACTTGGCCAGCAATGCCGGATAGATCAGATATACGTCCTGCCCGCCGGGGGCGGGTGCCTTGATGTAATCGCCAAACGGGAAAACCCGCTGCTGCAGCCCCAGCTGCAGGGTGTCCTTGCCGATGGAAAAACCCACATCCCGCAGGTAATCCACAGCCACCTGTGGCCTGACAAGTGCTTTCATGCTGTCCTCCTTAGCCGCGTGCTGCGGCAGCCTGTGCGTCCTTCATGCGCCGGATCTCTTCCGGCGTGAGGCCGGTGTCCTCGTACTGGCCGAGGCGCTGCACCAGATCGTCCTTTTTGGCGGTGCTCCAATAGCCGCTCTTGATGCCGCTGCACCGCTGGGCTGTCAGTCGTTCCATGTGCCGTCCTCCATGTCAAGGCTCCAAAACTCGGCCAGCGTCTTGCACACCGGCTTTGTAAAGCCAATCAGATCCTCGCCCTTGGCAGCTGCCAGCAGCGCGTCACCATTGAGGAGGCAAATACCGCCGCCCTCCCACAGATCGGATGCCCGGCCATTGTACGGCAGGTGGCGCAGCCGCCCCTCCTCGTTGACGATCAGGTCAATGCCATCCACCGGCTCTCGCGCCCACGTTATGCCCAGACAGCTGGGCGTTACCTCGATAGGGCCGCCCACCAGTTCCTGCATGGTTTCCAGCTTGATGCTGTCCCCATCGTCACAGGCCGCCAGTTTGCAGGGGCCCACTGCCGGGATAGAGATCATATATCTATCCATCAAAATTCCCTCCTCACGCTTTCGGCTCCCGTTCCAGCAAATAGTCAATGGAGCAATGGAACAGATCCGACATCATTACAAGTTTTGACTGTGGGATGCTGCCGTGGGCCATCCAGTTGTAAACAGTCTTTCGCGTCACGCCGAGGTGCTTTGCAAGATCTTCCACGGTCATTCCTGCCCGGCTGCGTTCTGCGTTAATATTGGGATAAGACACCTTGAAATCTCCTTTCTGTCTTTCGTTACTCGTTTTGAGTAACCACTATTATAGTATACCCGAAACGAATATTTGTAAAGAAAAAAATTACCCAATTTGAACAGCCGATTTTTGTCTAAACCGCCCAAATTGAGTAAAACGCATTGTTTCATTACTCAAAATGTGTATTATAATAACTAGAAAGGAGTTGGTGCAAATGAATCGCCTATCTCAGCTCCGTCAAGAAAAAGGGCTCAATATGAGAGAGGCTGCACGCGGACTAAATATGCCGTACACAACGTATGTGAACTATGAGAAGGGCACAAGAGAGCCAAACTCGGAAACGCTCATTGCGTTGGCAGAATTTTACGGGGTGTCAATTGACTATCTCCTGTGCAAGAGCAGCACCCCCAACAGTGGCGAGATCCCGCCGGGATTTCAGCCAATGCCCGCCATGACAGAGGTGCCACTGGTTGGCCGGATCGCCTGCGGCACGCCGATCACGGCAGAGGAGAACGTGGAGCGCATGGTCTGTGTCCCCTCAAAATGGCACGCCACCTTCACGCTGACCTGCGAGGGCACCAGCATGGAGCCGCGTATCCATGACGGCGATCTGGTAGCTATCCGCAGTCAACCCACGGTGGAAAACGGCGAGGTTGCCGCTGTGCGGATCGAGGGAGAGGCCACCCTGAAACGGGTATATTTGCACAGCAACTTTATCGAGCTGCGGGCCGAAAACCCGAACTTTGAAAGCATTATCCTTGCCAAAGAGGACATGAACACCGTAACGATCGAGGGCAAGGCCGTGGGGCTTTGCAGGGATATCTAAAACACGGAGGTGAGAGCATGAAAGGAGTAGCCAGAATCGGCGTAGTGGCAGGCGTGATGGTTCTTTGCCTGACGGCTTGCGGTGAAAGCAGAATTTCAGTATCATCGGAAACTACGTCCGCTATTTCGCAACCTGCAGAAGTGTCAACGGAGTATTTCAAATCTGATAAGGGATTGAATCATTTCTTTCAGAAATATAATGAAATTGCTGAATATCCTTTTGAAGAGGAGCAAATACAGCAGGGAAACGTAAAAGCAAAGGCTTTAATCTCAACTGGCGATTTTTATATTGAGATGGTCAATAGCCGAAACGGCCTCGAAATTCTTATAGATGATGGCCCAGAAGAATCGGTTGCGCTTTACCCTGTTTTCCGAGATTTTTTGAAAGTCATGGACGACTCGCTTTCCGATGAACAAATTAAACAGGCATGGAGCGATATCAAGAAAATTGGGACAAAATATATGTATGATGGAAACTATACTTTAAACAGTTTAAAAATGAACTACAGCAATGTGGAATTTCAAGGTTCTCGTCAAGTGAAAGTCCATATCTACGGCCTGCAATATTCGGCATAACCAGAAGAGGAGTGCAATATTATGGGGTTGCGATTCAGAAAAAGCATAAAACTGGGAGGTCTCCGTATCAATTTTAGCAAATCTGGCATCGGGTACAGTTACGGCGTTAAGGGGCTTAGATACACGAAAACAGCTAATGGAAAGGATCGCATCACGGCCTCTATTCCGGGCACCGGTATATCCTATGTGGAAGAGAGCGCCAGAAAAAAGCGAAAAGGTTCATCAACGCAGCCAGTTGTACCGGAGCCAAAGAAAAATTATCGAATTCCGCTGGCAATAAAAGCACTTGCCGTTTTGTGCGGCATCGGATTTGTTGCCTATTATATGGTGCAGGGGTTGGAAATGGTCACGGCGTTGTGTTCCGGCGCGCTCATGGGCGGTCTGAGCTATCTCGCTCTTTCCTTTCTGTATGGAGCGGCGGCGGAAGCAGTTGGCTCCTTGCTACACAAGGACGTCTCACCTGCGCAGAATGATGATCCCGAGGAAAAATAAAAAACAAAAAACCTCCCCCAGTGCGCCAACACCGGGAGAGGTTCCGATCAGGATGCCTGCGGTAGCATCGTAGATCTCAAACAAGCCAAAACTTGCAGATCTATAATACCACCGCCGGGCAAAGTATTCAAGCGGAGGTATAAATATTGAAATGTCAGAGAACCGCCTGCGGGCGGGATATCCCAGAGGACGCGCTGTTTTGCCCCTACTGCGGGAAAAAGCAGCAGCGCACGGCAGCGCCAAAGCCGCGCAAGCGTGCCAATGGCAAAGGCAGCGTGTACCGCCGGGGAAAATCATGGTGCGCGCAGTCGCGTATATATCGCGGCGGCGTTCTGGTGTTTGAGCGCATAAAAGGCGGCTTTCCCACACGGGCGGCAGCTGAGGAATATCTGGACGGATACACCCGCACCGGTGTGGCACCCAGATCCATGCGCCTGATTGACTGCTGGATGGCCTTGCAGGAAACAAAAAAGTGGCAGGCCCTCAGCAAGGACAAGCGCAGCCATTATGGCACCGCATGGCGCAGGCTGGAACGGATTCAAATGCAGGTCGTTGGGCAGATTCCCTTTAAGGTACTGCAGGAACTGACGGATGCCGCGCCCGGTGACTACTATGCCCACAGGGATATAAAAACGCTTCTGGGCAAGCTGTATGAGGTAGCCGTTACCAGCGAGGCGCTGGACATGGCGCAGGACAAAACGGCCCTGATCGAACTGCCACCGGTGCCAGACAGCGAGAGGGACGCTTACACCGTGGACGAGGTACACGGGATGTGGATGGCATACCGCGCCGGGGACGATCTGGCCCGGTATGCGCTAATCCTGTGCTATACCGGCATGAGGCCGGGCGAGTTGATGCAGCTGGATCTCTCCAACATCGACTTGCAGCGGCAGCGCATTGTGGGCGGTATTAAGACGGCAGCGGGCAAAAACCGGGAGATCCCCATAGTCACGGCCATTGTGCCGCTGGTGGCCGAGGCCATGCAGGTGGCCACCCACGGTCTGGCCGATGGCTGCCGTGAGCACTTCTATGATCGCTGGTGTCCGTCCGTGGAGCGCTGGGGAGGAAGGCCACACATGACGGCCCACAGCTGCCGTCACACGCTGGCAACGGCTATGGAGGCCGCCGGGGTGTCGGTGCTGCTGCAAAAGCTGATCCTTGGGCACGCTGTCAAGGATATCACGCAGCATTACAGCCGCCACCAGCCTTTTGAGGATAAGCTGGCCGCCGTTGAGCGTGCAACGGCCATTTTTAACGAGGATGCGGGTAGCTGACCGGGTTGCCTGCAAAGCCCGATTTCTGCAACGATTCAACGCGGTTTTTTCTGGCTCTGCTAAGGGCGTAGGTCGTCTAAACAACGGCGCGAGGGTTCAAATCCCTCCTACTCCGCCAAGAAAATCCCTCGTAGTTTCGTGAAAACTGCGGGGGGTTTTCCATTTGTACAGA